GTTGGTACAGCATATATTCAAGAATTGCGATTTAACAAATATTGCGAGAGATTACAGTGTTTGATTACAGAAGCATTTGATAGCGAATTTAAATTGTACATGAACAATCGAGGGGTAAACATTGATGCCAGTTTATTTGAATTAAGTTTCAATCCACCAATTAATTTTGCTAGCACCAGACAAGCATCGTTAGATAGTGAACGTATCAATACGTTCAACACATTGCAAGCTATACCCTATATGAGTAAACGATTTGCTTTGAAACGATTCCTTGGTTTAACTGATGATGAGGTGGCAGAAAACGAACGTTTATGGGGCGAAGAAAGTGGTAAAGGACAGCCTACACATACTGATGCAGCTGGTGAATTGCGTAGCGCTGGATTGTCGGCGGCAGGTATTGAGGGCGATTTAGGCATGGCGGGTGATTTAGGAATCTCTCCAGAAATGGAAGGAGAATTGCCAACTGATGGAACAGGAGCAGCGCCAGTTGCTTCAGCTGCGGGTGCAGTACCAGTAACACCTCCACCGGTATAAATACTATTATGATTTTAAGAGAATTATTTTACATAGACCCTGATACTAGACAAATGGCTAGTGAATTACGTTATGAACCAGAGCGTGATGGTGGAACATTTTTGCGTGGTGATACACGCAAAACTCGGTTGACACTTCGACAATTAAATGAGCTTCGTAAAAGTAGCGAAGCTCATATTTTAGAACAAGAGAGTGAACTAGGATTTATACATTCGATGTATTCAACCCCGGCAGCACCACCCGTATAACGCGAAATATAACGTTTTTTGACTATTATACCACTATTTTTACTAAATAAAGTAAATAAGATACAGCCTTGCTTGTAATTATCACAGGAGAATTATACATGACAGATCGCGCACAATTTGAAGCTATGCTCGAAGCTTTGATCAATGAAGATCAAGAAGCAGCAAAAGAAATTTTCCACAACATTGTTGTTGGAAAATCACGTGAAATTTATGAAGAATTATTAGAATCTGATTTCGGTGGTCCTGAAGAGGAAGAAGAGGAAGAAGAAACTGACACACCAGATTTCGATGATGAAGAAGATGATGCACCAGATTTCGGTGATGACGAAGAAGGTGATGATTCAGAAGATGATGAAGAAGATGATGCACCAGATTTTGGTGATGATGAAGAAGGTGATGATTCAGAAGAAGGTGACTACGAAGACAGAATTCTTGACCTTGAAGATGCAATTGACGAATTGAGATCAGAATTGGACCAATTAATGGCTGGCGAAGAAAGCGAACCAGAACACGCTGATATGTTTGGCGGTGATGAAGAAGGTGACGAATTCGGTGGTGAAGAAGATGAATTCGGTGGTGAAGAAGATGAATTCGGTGCAGATTTAGGCGCTGGCGACAGTGGCGTTAAAGAAGTACATGTGACTCACTCTTTTGAAAATCAACCAGAAGAACAAAATGAATTCGAAGCATTTATGGAATATGTGAACAAAGTTGCATTACCTAAACACGGTGATAACGGTGTTCAAACACGTAGCCCATTAGCAGGTAAAAATGATATGGGTGGCACAACAGCTAACATCGCACGTGGTGGTACATCAACAACTGGTGGAACACAAGGTGGGTTGTTAAAACCATCTACACAAAAAATGGATGGTGGTAACCAAAACGTCCCAGGTAATTCAAAAGCACCAAAATTGAAACCTGTTAGTAAAGGACATGGTGCGGAACGCAAAGGTCAATCAGGCGGCGTTAAAGCTTACGGACCTGTGAGCGGGAAATAATCTATGTTATATCTCCGAGAAAACCTCAGCTTCAACGAAGCACAAATGATCGTTGAATCTGATGACAGAGAAGGGAAAAACTTGTACATGTCTGGTATTTGCATTCAAGGTGGAATCCGAAATGCAAACCAGCGGGTTTATCCTGTGAGTGAGATTAGCAAGGCTGTTAAAACCCTCAACGATCAGATTCAGAACGGTTATTCAGTCCTCGGAGAAGTAGATCATCCCGATGATTTAAAAATAAATTTAGATCGAGTAAGCCACATGATAACTAATATGTGGATGGAAGGTCCTAATGGATATGGCAAGCTTAAAATCTTGCCAACCCCTATGGGACAGTTAATTAAAACAATGTTGGAAAGCGGCGTTAAATTAGGTGTTTCATCAAGAGGTTCTGGAAACGTTAGTAATGACGGATCAAACGAAGTATCAGATTTTGAGATTATCACAGTAGATATGGTAGCACAGCCGTCCGCTCCAGGAGCATATCCTACACCAATTTATGAACACCTAATGAATACACGTGGTGGTTATAACGCTTTTCGAATAGCGCAAGAGGTGCAGGGTGATCCACAGGCGCAAAAATATCTCAAAGAATCTTTAGTTAATATTATTAATGGATTGAAATAATGACGGTTGCTTATTTGTATAAATGGACAAATAAATTATCTGGAAAATGGTACATAGGCTCTAGAACTAGAAAAGATTGCCATCCAAATGATGGCTATATTTGTTCCAGTAAACTTGTTAGACCAATGATAATTGAAGATCGGTCTAATTGGAAAAGAACCATTTTGGTTATTGGTAATCCACAATATATTAGAGAATTGGAAAGTAAATTATTGACTAGTTTAAATGCTGCGGACAGTAACATGAGTTTTAACCAACACAATGGCGCTGGAAAATTCTCTACCACCGGAATAGCCCCGTGTAATAAAGGTAAAACTGGATTACAAGTAGCATGGAATAAAGGACTACCAAAAGAAAAACAACCGTTTTTTGGAAAATCAATTAGTCATGAAGTTCGTGAAAAATTGAGTATTAGAAAACAGGGTGAAAATAACCCAATGTACGGTAAACCAGCGTGGAACAAGGGCTTAACTGGCATAACCCATTCTGAAGAATCGAATAAAAAACGCAGTGAATCTTTGAAAGGAAAATCTCGTTCACCCGAAACGATAGCAAAAATAAAAAGAACAAAAGCAGTTAACAAAGCTGCGAAACTAAATACAGCAGTAGAAATACCAACGTATAACAAAACCGAGAGCCTGTATTATACAGGAAATCTCCAATAATAGGAGAATCACATGTTGGATGCATTAAACAAGTTATTTGAAAACAATGTGATTTCTGGAGAGATCAAAGAGTCAATTGAAACCGCTTGGGAACGTAAGATTTTAGAAAATCGTGAACAAGTAAGTCAACAATTACGCGAAGAGTTTGCACAAAAATATGAACACGACAAAAGCACTATGATTGAAGCAGTAGATCGTATGATTTCTGATCAATTAGCTAGTGAAATTGGCGAGTTTGCAGAAGATCGCCAGCAATTAGCAGAAATGAAAGTTAAATATGCTAAAAAGATTTCTGAAAGCGCACATGTTATGAAAACATTTGTAACACGTCAACTAGCTTCTGAAATCAAAGAATTGCATGAAGATCAAATGCAAATGGTAAATAAATTTGGCACCTTGGAAAACTTCGTAGTTGAGGCTCTAGCTCAAGAAATTACAGAGTTTTATAAAGACAAACAAGAATTGACCGAAACAAAAGTTAAATTACTGCGTGAAGGTCGCCAAGAAATCAAAAAAGTAAAAGAACAATTCGTACAACGTGCTGCGAAACTTGTTGAAAATGTTGTTAATCAAGGACTTCGTTCTGAAATTACATCATTGAAAGAAGATATTGAAGCTGCTCGTCGTTCTGAGTTCGGTCGTAAGTTATTCGAAGCATTTGCTGCTGAATATCAAACGAGTTATTTAAATGAAAAATCGGAAACTAGCAAATTGCTCAAAGTCATAGACATGAAAGATCACGCAATGCAGGAAGCAGCTAAAGCTGTTGTTAATGCAGAGAAGATTTTAGAAAGCAAACAACTAGAAATCCGTGCGTTGAAAGAAGCGCAAGTTCGTAAGGACATCATGAGTGAATTGTTGGCACCACTAAATAGTGAACAACGTTCAATTATGGGCGAGTTAATGGAGAGTGTGAAAACCTCAAAATTAAACGAAAGTTTCGAAAAGTATCTACCGGCAGTAGTTGCAGGAAAGGCTCCTCAAAAGAGACAGGCACTAGTAGAAGCTAAAGAAATTACTGGAAATAAACTTTCCAAAACTAATCGTAGCAGCGACGACTCTAACATCATTGATATGCGTAGACTCGCTGGGCTTTAAATTTAAGGAGAAATTAAATGTCAGAACTACTTAATGGCCGTTGGGCGGAAACTAAAGAAGCCCTATTAGAAGGTCTACAAGGCACAAAAAAATCAGTAATGGGTGTTACTTTAGAAAACACTCGTAAATATTTAACAGAAAGTGCAACTGCTGGTGGCACATCATCAGGCAACATCGCTACTTTAAACCGTGTAATTTTACCAGTTATCCGTCGTGTAATGCCAACCGTTATTGCTAACGAATTGGTGGGTGTACAACCAATGACCGGTCCTGTTGGTCAAATCCATACTTTACGTGTTCGTTACGCTGACAACTCAAGTCAAGTAACTGCAGGTGAAGAAGCATTGAGCCCATTCAAAATTGCAGAATCTTACTCAGGTAATGATGCTGTACCAGCTGGTGCAACCAACACTGCAACATTGGAAGGTCAAGCAGGTAAAAGAATGAGCATCCAAATCTTGAAACAAACTGTTGAAGCGAAAACTCGTAAATTGAGTGCTCGTTGGACATTTGAATCAGCACAAGATGCACAAGCTCAACAAGGTATCGACGTAGAAGCTGAAATTATGGCTGCTTTAGCACAAGAAATCACTGCTGAAATCGACCAAGAAATTATTGGTTCTTTGATCAGCTTGGCTGGTACAGAAGTTCAAACTTATGACCAAGCTAATGTTTCTGGTACTGCTACTTTCGTTGGTGACGAACATGCTGCTTTGGCTATCCAAATCAATCGTGTTGCTAACTTAATCGCTCAACGTACTCGCCGTGGTGCAGGTAACTATGCTGTTGTTAGCCCATTTGCATTAACTATTTTGCAATCAGCTACAACTTCTGCGTTTGCTCGCACAACAGAAGGTACTTTTGAAGCCCCAACTAATACAAAATTTGTTGGTACTTTAAACAACTCATTAAAAGTATATGTTAACACATATGCAACAGATGACAAACCAATTTTAATTGGTTACAAAGGTGGTTCAGAATCAGATGCACCAGCATTCTACTGCCCATATATCCCATTGATGAGTTCTGGCGTTGTTTTAGATCCATCAACATTCGAACCAGTTGTAAGCTTTATGACTCGTTACGGTTATGTTGAACTTAACAACACTGCAAGCTCGCTTGGGAATGCTGCCGATTACTTGGGATT